GAGCGTGTGACTGGGTCACATGAACTCGGCTACGCCGTCCAAGTTATCGCTGGCGACCTCACTCGTGATGAGCGTTCCGCTCTGTCTATGCTCTGCACACTGTACCGACTGTCCCCACAGATGCCTGTCGAGGACAAGATCAGCCTATGGCTGAAAGGCCCAGACGGTGACAAGCCAGCTGCGCTGACACAGGGCGACTTGCAGCGCATGGTCAGTCAGGTCGAGGATCAGCTGGCCGACAAGATCGCAGATCTTGAGCGCCTAGTGGCTGCAACCCAACGTGTCACCCACGAGGTCAAGATCGGTGGCGACACCAAGGAACTTGGTGATGTCCACATTCACGAGGCATTCGATGACATTCTGGCCATTCTGGCCCAGCGTGAGAACGTGTACCTGATTGGCCCTGCTGGCTCTGGCAAGACCACCATTGCAGAGCAATGTGCCAAGGCACTGGCGTTGCAGTTTTACTGCTACGGTGCGGTCAAGTTTGACCACGACATCATTGGCCACATTGATGCCGAAGGCAAGTATTCACAGACCAACTTCTACCGAGCGTTTAAACATGGCGGATTGGTGCTGATGGACGAGATGGATGCTTCATCCAGCAATGCATTGCTGACACTCAATGCTGCGCTGGCTAACGACTTCGCCAGCTTCCCACTAGGCAATGATGGCGAGGGCGGCATGGTCAAGAAGCATCCCGACTTTGTCGTGATTGCTTCGGCCAACACCTTCGGTCACGGCGCATCTGCACAGTATGTGGGACGCAATCCCATGGACATGGCGACACTGGATCGCTTCTGCAACGTAACCATGGGTTACGACGAGTCGCTGGAGCGTGCCATCGCTGGCAACGATGCATGGGTGGACTACGTCCAAGCTGTTCGTGCTGCTGTCGAGCATCACAAGATGCGCTATGTGGTCAGCCCAAGGGCTTCGGTCAAGGGCGCCAAGCTGCTTGCAGCTGGCATGGACGCAGCCAAGGTCGCATCTGTGACCATCTGGAACAAGGGCTTCAGTGAAACTGACAAGCAAAAAATTATGGATGACATGAGTGCATGGGTCATCGCTAACGTGGAGACAGCGTAATGAGCATAGCAACGTACAACGTATCGTGGGATGAATGCATGGCAGATATGCACCGCAAGCCAAACGAGTGCTGGGGCAATGGACAATCTGTCGATGGCACTGAGGACTTCACTGGCTCCGCATCTTTTGAAGAAGCGCAACAGCTGGCGATTAGCGGTTGGGCCGAGGGCCGTGACGCCATGGGTGCTGATGTGGAGTTTGCCAAGGCAAAGCAAGCAACGTTTAAACGACCTGATTGGGAGTACAGCAGAGCTGGTCAGCGTGTATGCATCCCCAGCTATGTGGCCGGAGCGCCAATGCACATGATGCTGCTCGATGACGAAGACGCTACACCGCTGCCGATTGTGCGGATTTTCTGCGACATCGGCGCAACGTGGAACACCAGCGCTGAGGCAATGACACGCAAGGGTGCGGCCATCGTCGCACTGGTAGATCAGATCGAAAGATCTGGTCAGCGTGTCGAGTTGATTGCTACGCAAATCAGCGACACTCATGGTCAGTATGAGGAGCAGCACATACATATCACCGTCAAGGAATCGTTTGAGCCGCTTGACCTTGACCGTGTCAGCTTCGCTGTAGCACACCCCAGTATGCTGCGCCGTGTGTGTTTCCGCATCATGGAGTTCACGTTTGAGAATCGGGTCAGTGCCTACGGCATGGTGAAGGAGATGAAGAACATCCCCGAAGATGCCATGTACATACCGCCCATGTACGGCGACAAGGGCTACGAGGACATGGATGCAGCGCTGGCTACTGTCAACGCCGCATGGACTGAGAGCGCGGCCTACAAGGCCGCTTAAAAAACTACTTGACAGGTGATGCTGTCTCGTATTACTACTGTAAACCATCGCAACTAAACGAAGGAGTAACTATGTTAATCGAAAAGCAATCTCTTTTCTCAGGCAAGACCCACACCATGGATCTGCCTGTGACCCACGAGCAGATCGCTCAGTGGGAAGCTGGCGCATTCATACAGGATGTGATGCCCCATCTGTCCGACTCTGAGCGTGAGTTCCTGATCTCAGGAATGACCGACGAGGAGTGGACTGAATGCTGGGGAGAGGAGGAATAACCCCCTCTTTCCAATCTGTTTAAACGCAACTAAGGAACAAACATGACCAAGCCAAACGCAGCAATCGCACATTTCCTGCTCGGACTCGACGGCAAGGACGGCAACACGGAAAGCAAAGACAAGAGCCTGTACCTACACGGCAACCTGATCGCTCAACGTGATGATGACAAGTCGGAGATCTGGATCTCCAACGCCGGATGGAAAACTCATCTAACCCAGCGCCGTTTAAACGAACTGCTTAACAAGATGCGAGTCTCAGCCAAGGTGGTGACTCGTGACGGGCAGCAGTACATAGATCATGTGGTGGATGGCAAGCTCAAGTCCACGCTACTCGTTGGATTCAACGAGGTTTGCCAGACTTCACTACGTCAACGGTGGGGGCAGTAATGAGCAATCTAAGACTCGCGTTAACGACGGGCATCCTGTCCGTTATCGGCGCAATCAACTTGTGGGTGGGGCTGTATCTGTGGGATACGGCACCCGACCACCTCGTTAAGCTATGGGGTGGTGCATGGTTGGTGCTGTTCGTCTGCGTGACGTTCAGCATGAGCGCTTGCACCGTAGTCCTTTTAGCATCCGCTAAAAATAAACTTGACAAATAATTTCAAACGGGTTACTATAGTAAACCATCGCAACAAAGGAGGTCGCATGACCGAGATATACACAGACGAAGACTTTGTCTTTGAGATCGTGCCAACGCCACGACAAAGCGACATGAAAATGTTTGCCCTAGTCAAGGACGCTGCGCCCCATGATTGGACAGACGAGCAAGTGATGGACAACGTCAAGGCTATGCAACGCGAGTACGACGAAACGACAACCTACCTGTCACCCATGTTCCAAGTGCTACGCCGTGTCTTGTGGGACGAACAGCATGGGTTTACAGAGGCTACGCCAACCTACCTGTCAATCAAGCGCAATGACCGTGAGCCACTGTGTGATTGGCGAGCCAAGCAACGCATCAAGAACGCGGTGCTAGGCGATCACTGGGAGGCGGTGGAACTGTATCCGCAAGAAGATCGACTGGTCGATACGAGCAATCAGTATCACCTGTTTGCATGGGAGGCGGTGTTTCCCATATACCTGTTCAACGCTCGCGAGGTGTGGAGCAAAGAAGAAAATGAAGATCGCAACCAGCGACTCGGCATGAAAACTAAACAACGATAACGTTTAAACGCAACAAAGGAGAACCCAAAAATGCGTAATCACTACGGCAATACGCCACAAGAACAAGCCCGATCAGAGGTCTTGGATATGCTAGAGGCACTAGCGAAAGCAGACGAAGATCGCAACCCTCATGTTGAGACTCCGTCTTTCAACAGCGCGAAGCGTAAACACCTCGCTCGACTGTACTACAAGCTCGCTCACCAGTGGAACATCGAACCCGCTGGAACAATGTTAGAAG